GGCAAACTCGATCCTGATCACTAAGCAGGCTTCCGGCTCGGCCAAGATCGACCCGGTGATGGCGTTGTTCAACGCGGTGTCGCTGATGGCACTCAACCCGCCGGCCGCGCACAAAAAGTTTCAAATGCTGTTTTTATGAGTTACAGTGCGCGTAATTTACCGGAGCTGTATACATGAACAGAGCCTATAGCGTTCTTGACGTAAAAGCGGTTAACGCTGAAACGCGGACCATTACCGGATGGGCGACAACCCCTGGCGTCGATCGCGTGGGCGACATTGTGGAACCGCTCGGCGTCCAATACAAAAACCCGCTCCCTCTCCTGTGGCAACATGACCACCAGCAACCTGTCGGCCTGGTCGAATTCGGCAAGCCGACCGCTAAAGGCGTCCCGTTCACTGCGACTTTCGCTGAAGTGACCGAACCGGTAGGCTTGTTCAACCGGATCGAAGAGGCATGGCAGTCGGTTAAAGCCGGCCTGGTTCGCGCGGTGTCGATCGGCTTTCGTGACATGGGTTCGGAGCCTATCAAAGGAAGTTGGGGTACTCGCTTCCTGAAAACTGAAGTTTATGAATTGTCACTCGTCACCATTCCCGCAAACGCGGAGGCGACGATTACCAGTATCAAAGCGTTCGACATTGGAGCACCTGCCGCGTCCGGCAAAAAGGAATTCACTGTTGTACGCCTTGAAAAACCCGCCGGCGCTTCGGCAACCGTTACGAAAAAACTACCCGTTACTCCGAAGCCCGAGGAGGGCCAAGACATGAATTTCGCAGAACAAATCAAGTCCTTCAAGGACACCATGGTGCAGAAGTCCGCGCGCCAAAAAGAACTCATGGAAGCCGCTGAAGGCCGCACCCTGGACGAAGCCGAATCGGAAGAGTTCGACACCATCACCGACGAACTGAAAGCCGCTGAAGTACATATCAAGCGCCTGGAAGTGATGGAAAAAGCTAACGTAGCCTCCGCCGCTCCAGTCACCGACGTGACCAAACAGACCAACCGCGCACCACTCGTTGCCAAAAACACCGAGAAGCTGGAACCCGGCATTCTGTTCGCCCGTTATGCGATGTGCAAAATGGCTTCGCAGAACAACCCAGCAATGGCGGTTGAGATCGCGAAGTCTCAGTACCCACAGCACGAAGGCATGGTAAAAACCCTGGAGCTGGAAGCCCGCGGCCAGAAAATGCAAGGCTTGATGAAAGCCACCGTCGAAGCCGGCACCACCCTCGATACCACTTGGGCGGCCCCCTTGGTTCAGTACCAGAACTTCGCTGGCGATTTCGTCGAGTACCTGCGCCCGCGCACCATCCTCGGCCAGTTCGGCACCAACGGCATCCCGTCGCTGAACCGCATTCCGTTCAATGTCCGTATCGCGGGTCAGACCTCCGGCGGCCAGGCGTACTGGGTAGGTGAAGGCGCACCGAAGCCTCTGACCGCGTTCGACTTCAACGACACCGAACTGCGCTGGAACAAAATCGCGACCATCGCGGTTCTGACCAACGAACTGATCCGCTTCAGCGATCCTTCGGCAGAACGCCTCGTGCGTGACGGCCTGGCCGCAGCGGTAATCGAGCGTGCGGATATCGATTTCGTGGACCCGGCTAAAGCAGCGGTCGCTAACGTGTCGCCTGCTTCGATCACCAACGGTATCGCCGGCATCACTTCCAGCGGCAATACTGCTGACGACATCCGCGCCGACATCGCTGCACTGTGGGCACCCTTCATCGCCGCACGTAACGCTCCCCGCAACGCCGTGTACCTGATGGATTCGACCACCGCGCTCGCCTTGAGCATGATGCTGAACCCACTGGGGCAGACCGAGTTCCCAGGCGTGACTATGAACGGCGGTACGTTCATGGGTGTTCCGGTAATCGTTTCGGATTATCTGCCGGTAGACTCCGGTGGCGGCATGGTGATTCTGCTGAACGCCTCCGACATCTGGTTGGCGGACGACGGTCAAGTGACCATCGATGCTTCTCGCGAAGCTTCCCTGCAGATGCTGGACAACCCAACCAACAACAGCGCCACCGGTACTCCTACCACCATGGTGTCGATGTTCCAAACTAACAGCACGGCCTTCCTGGCCGAGCGCTTTATTAACTGGCAGCGTCGCCGGGCCAGTGCCGTCGCATGGCTGGACAATGTGAACTGGGGCAGCTGATTCATAGGCTGAGCTAAACTGAAAGGCCCTTCGGGGCCTTTTCTTTGAGTAATTTTCGGAAACCCGTATACTCAGTTTAAATTTGAGGGTTGCGTCATGAGCAAAGTAGAATTCGTTTACAGTCGAGGCGGCAGAAAAACCATGATGGCGCGCCGGTACGCCGAGACTCTGCGCAAACTTGGGCTTGGGACTTACGCTGATGCGGCTGTCGAAGCGGGCTATAAAACCCGGATGCTCACCGCTGCACCGCCTTCTGCCCCGGAAGAGCCTTTGATCTCAGAAGCTATCGCTGCATTCGCCACGGAGAACAACGTGGATCTTTCTAAAGTAATTGGCACGGGTAAGGACGGTCGGATCAAGAAGTCCGATGTTGAAGCCTTTATTGCCGTGCAGGTGTAACGATGCGTCTATTCGGCCGAGAACTGTCCCTAAGCTTCAAGCGTGCGCCTATGTCGCCGCCCGGTACGGGCATGGGCGGTTGGTGGCCGATGATCAAAGAACCGTATTCCGGCGCATGGCAAAAGAACGATACATGGACTAACGAAACGGTCCTGGCACATTACGCGGTCTACGCCTGCATCACGCTTATCGCGAATGATATCGGCAAGTTGCGCCAGCGCTTGATGCTTCTGGACCCGAACGGCATTTGGAAAGAAACGACTAGTCCTGCGTTCTCTCCGGTCCTCAAAAAGCCGAATAACTACCAGAACCACATCCAGTTCAAACAATGGTGGCAGACCTCCAAACTGATCAGCGGCAACTCTTACGGGTTGAAGCAACGCGATCAGCGTGGCGTAGTAACGTCGATCTATCTGCTTGACCCGTGCCGCGTGCTCCCCCTGGTCGCTGAAGACGGCTCGATTTATTACCAACTCAGCAACGACAATTTGAATCGCGTCGGAGACGGCGTCACTGTTCCGGCGTCAGAAATTATTCACGACCGGATGAACTGCTTGTTCCACCCCTTAGTCGGTGTGTCCCCTCTCTACGCTGCCGCGCAAGCTGCGTGCCAGTCGTTGAAGATGCAACACGATAGCTCCACCTTCTTTACCAATGGCGCACGCCCCGGCGGCATCTTGAGTGCCCCCGGCGCTATCAGCGATGAGACGGCGGCGCGATTGAAAGCGCATTGGGACACGAACTACACGGGCGAAAATGCCGGCCGCGTGGCCGTCGTCGGTGACGACCTGAAGTTCCAGCAGATGAAAATGTCGGCCACCGATTCGCAGTTGATCGAGCAGTTCAAGTTGACTGCCGAAATGGTCTGCACTGCGTTTCACGTACCGGCTTCCAAGGTTGGCGTAACGACGGCAGCGAACGGAGTAACCGCGGAGCAGGAAAACCAGAAGTACTACTCCGATTGCATCCAAGTTCTGGTAGAGGAATACGAAGCTTGCATGGACGATGGTTTGGCGCTGCCGGACCGCTACGGCGTAGAACTGGACCTGGATGGTTTGTTGCGTATGGACATGGGGAAACTCGTGGATACTCTGAAAACCGCAGTGGGAGCGGGCATCATGGCTCCGAACGAAGCGCGATATCGGATGAGCCTAGGCCCCGTCACAGGTGGCGCTCAGCCATATCTGCAAATGCAAAATTTCAGCCTTGAGGATCTCGCTGTACGGAGCGCTTCGGGTGATCCGTTTGGTACGGCGCAGCCTGCAGCTACCGAGCCGGCCGCACCGGCAGAACCAACCGACGAACAAATCCAAGACAGCGCGAAAATGCTCGCTCTGCTGATCGAAAAGAGGCTCGCTAATGAACCTGCGTGAACTTGAAGCGCAAGCCGAATTCCTCGCGCCGGTTATCGCCGCAGCGGTGGCGAAGGCTGTTGCACCGCTGAATCTCGAACTGGCCGACCTGCGAAAGTGCCTTGCCGATCGGCCGATGCCCGTGGAACCTGAAAAGGTTGACGTAGGCGCTATCGCGCAGGCCGCCGCAGCGCTCGTCGTGCTGCCGGAAGTGAAGGACGGCAAAGACGCGCCAGCCGTAGACCTGGAAGCTTTGGCTAAGGCTGCTGCGGAGTTCGTCCAGTTGCCTACTATCGACATCGCTCTGCTCGCTGCTGAAGCCGCGAAGCTTGTCGACGTTCCTGAACCGATCCCCGGCAAGAATGCGGATCCGGTAGACCTCCAAGCTTTGGCCCGTTCAGCCGCTGAGCTTATCGTCGTTCCTGAAGTGCGCCAGGCTGAAGACGGCCGCGATGCGATCGATGTAGAGATCCTGCCGGCGATCGAGGAAGCGAAACAGTATCCGCGCGGCACTTACGCTGCGCACCGTGGCGGCTTATGGAAGTCCTACGAGCGCACTCATGGGATGCGCGGCTGGGAATGCATCGTGGACGGCATAGACGGCGTGAGCATCACGCAGGACGGCGACAGGGAGTTCTCAGTGAAGCTTATGAAGTCCAGCGGTCAAGAAGTCGCGCAGAAGTTCGCGCTACCGATCCAGATTTACAAAGGTGTGTTCCGAGAGGAACAAGCATACGACGCTCACGACAACGTAACTTGGGCGGGCAGCCAGTGGACTTCGACTAAATCGGAGAACACCGATAAGCCGGGGTCTAGCGACGCGTGGCAGCTCACAGTAAAAGCCGGACGTAATGGTAAAGACCTTCGCGAGAACGCGAGCACCTTCGACCCGGCTAAAGGCGTGAAGCTATGATGTACGTCACGCTTGACCGCGCTAAGCGTCACCTGGCCATGGATCACGACGAAGATGATGTATTGATCGAGGCGTACATTGGCGCGGCGTCGGAAGCGGTGAAGAACTACCTCAAGTCCGCAAGCCCCTACGAGGTTGAGCGTGACAGCAACGACGACCCGATCCTTGATAGCTCCGGCGATCCGGTTTACGTTGTCGACAGCTCCGGCGATAAGCAGGTGAAATACGCCGTGCAGGCCGCCACGCTCCTGCAGATAGGCTTCTTTTACAGGGACCGGGACGAGAATAGGGAGGGCGCCTACGAAATGGGCTATCTGCCGAAACCTGTCACCGCACTGCTATACAGCTTGAGGGACCCAGCATGCCAGTAGGAGACTACATACGGAAGCTGTTCGGCGGCCCGTACCGCAAAGAAACCGACATGGGCGACGGGACTCACGCGGAGCGCGTTATCGCACACTCGCCGTTTGACCTATACACCGACGGCGGCGACGGCCCGAATCGGCGCCTGCGCGTGGATGTAGGGCAGACCGGATTCTTTGCGGGAAGGGAGTTCAGAACCTTCCGAGAATTCAACATCGCCGCCGGGCAAACCCTAGTTATCAGGGTCGTAGTGCCGATTAACGCGATCCTCGCGGAGCAGGCCGTTGAACTGGACTCGGGCAGTCTGAGGATCACCAATACCTCCGGAGGCACGCCAGGCGGAACTTTTTCCGAGACGCTCCCCGTGATCGGCAAGAACAACATGACGGAGCGCCCCACACCGCTGTACGTACCGCAGATCAGTTTTACCGCAGGAGGCACTCACACCGACGGTTTCGTGTTCGACGTTCACCGGGTAGTCGCCGCTACGGCCACGGCGCAGCAATCCACCGTGGGCAATGTCGTCGGCGACGAACGCGGCGTAGCGGCAGGCAATTATTACGTGCGATATGAGAACTTCGGCAGCGGCGCAGCCACCGGAACGCTGTGGTTCATTTGGGAGGAACGCCCATGAGCCGCGCCGGCCAGTACCGCCATCGGGTGGACATCCAAGACTGGACAGAGGTTCGCGATCCTGACACGGGAGGCTTTACTGAGGCTTGGGTAACGGTCTTCGCGAACGTCCCGGCGCGCATTGCTCCGGCCAGCGGTCGGGAATTCCTGGCCGCTGCGGCGATTCAGTCCGAGATTATCGCGCGCATCGTGATTCGCCAGCGCCCCGGCCTGAATGCCAAGCAACGCATTTTGCACAACGGGGATATCTACAACGTCCACGCATGGCTGCCGGATCAGGAAAGCGGGCGAGACTATGTGAGTGCACCTTGCTCGGCCGGCGTAAATGAAGGCTAACACCTTCGTCTGCATCGCCTCCGGCCCGAGCCTCAACGCGCACGACTGCGAACTCGTTAAGCAGGCCGGGCTCCCCACAATCGCCGTGAACAACTCCTGGCAGCTAGCCCCGTGGTGCGATCACCTTTACGCAGGTGATCTCGCGTGGTGGGATGCTAACGTTAGCCAAGTACCTGACGGCCCGAAACGCTGGACATGTACCCGCCAGGCGTCCGCGAAGCACGGTCTCAACCTGCACACTGTATACGGTGAATATAATAGTGGCCTTCGTGCGATCGAACTGGCCTTTCAGCTGGGTGCTGAACGCGTCCTGCTTCTTGGGTACGACTGCACGGTGCAAGGAGGTACGCACTGGCACGGCGACCATCCAACCACGAAGAACCCTGACGAACTCCGGTGTCGCAAATGGGCGCAACAACACGCCCGGCTGCCGCAGCGCGATAAGGTCGTCAACTGCTCGCGTGAAACGGCGCTGGAATGCTACCGGTTCGGGCATCTCGAAAAAGAGTTGCAAAAGGTTGTTGACACTTGTGATGTGCAGAGATAAATTTAAGTCCTGCCGAGGGTCAACGACTCCTCCGAGATGAACCGCGGTGCGCACTCGTTAAAAAGCGCATCACAAGAATTCTCCGTGCGACCCTCATTAACCCTTCTTCGGAAGGGTTCTTTTTGCGTAAATGTTTGCTAGAATCACGTTGCGGCTAGGGGGCACCTGAAAGGCAGTTAGTCACTGCTTGCCGCAACACCTTTCGACTGCCTCTAGACTGGAGCGCTTCAATGCCAAGTGAAACGAGATTCTGCAACAGGTGCCAAACTTCCAAGGCGCTCAGTGAATTTTCAAAAAGCAAATACACTTCTTACGGATTTAGCTCGCAGTGCAAGCTCTGTAACTCGAATAGAAGCAAAGCGTGGGCCCTAGAAAATAAAGCGAGGATTAACGCTAGGCAAAAAGCAAGGCGGGATTTCAAGCTAGCGAATCCGGAAATTTTCGGGGAGCAGATGGAAGTAGGCCGTCTCAAGAATTTAGCTACGGCGAAGGCCCGCAGGGAGCGCAGGAAGGTAACTGAACCTGAAGTCCTAAAAGCGGAGCGTCGGAGAGACTTTGAGAGAAGTAGGGAAGCGATAAAGGTTCAGTTGAAAGAGAAACGAAAAACAGATGTAAATTTCAAGATCCGCTGCAATATGGGCAATCGCTTATACGCGGCGGTTAAGCGTTATAAGAACAACCGCACCTGGCAGCAGTTCGTAGACTACTCAGTTGACGATCTCAAGGCGCATCTAGCTTCGCAGTTCACTGAAGGCATGACGTGGGACAACTACGGCGAATGGCACATAGACCACGTGCGCCCTGTGTCGTCATTCGATTTTACGGTCGATACGGATTCCGTGATAAAACAATGCTGGGCGCTCTCGAATTTGCAGCCGCTATGGGCCTTGGATAACATCCGCAAAAATAATCGATGGGACGGGCAAAATGCCAATAGTTAGTTCGATGGCGGGGTTAGGTGATAATCTTTATCAATTAGCCTTCGTAGACCAATTGGAACGGCCCATTTACATCAACACTCCATGGCCGCAACTTTACTCCGCTGTAGAAGGCATCCATTTCGTTCGCCCTGATACTCGGCTACGGACGCAGAAGAAAAATGTTGACCGCCTGAGCAGCTGGGAAACACAACCCCGGGGCCTCCCAATCCTGCAAATAGCTTATTCCGGGGAAGGAATCCTCCAAGGGATGGGACGGAGATTCGGAAAACCTTTCGGAGCCTTTAAAGTCCCTAGTTTCCCCTGGCGCCCGACTGACAAGCCTTACGTCTTAATCCGGCCAGCTACCGTTCGTGCGGAATGGAGAGCAGACGCTAGAAACCCCGATCCTTCTTACCTATCCGCCGCGTGCGAGGAGGCAAAACGAAGGGGGTATCTCACGATCTTGGTAGCGGACCTTGAGGATGGGAAGGAGTGGGCTGTAGGGGAATTGCCGAAAGCCGATATTAATTACCTATCAGGGGAACTTAGCGTAACTGAACTGCTAGGCGCTGCGGAGGGCGCCAGCGCTTTGATAGGAGGTATCGGGTGGATAGTACCGGCAGCCTTGGCATTAAAGACCAAAGCTTGGGTTGTGTGCGGCGGCCAGGGGGGCTTTAATGCGCCAGAATTAATCTCACCACCAAACGATATGATAACTTTCGCTGTACCCCATAATTTCTGCCGTTGCCGTCTTCGTGACCACAGCTGCGACAAGAGGATTTCCGATTATGACTCAAAACTTACCAACTGGTTTGACGGACTGTTTTTTGTGGAGTCCTGAGAGGGGGCAGGGGTTTCATACCCGCCCGGCCATGCTCTACGGCGGCGAGTATTTCGCCAACTATCAAAAGCTTGACGCCACGAAAATGGGCGGCCTGCTGACCAAAGCGCGGGTCGAACTGGTGCAGAAATACACCAGCCCCGCTGAAGTCGTGGACATCGGCATCGGCGGCGGGCGCTTCGTCCAGGAGTCGCAGGGCATGGGCTTCGACGTTTGCCCCGACGCGATCTCCTGGCTGCGGAGCATCTACGCTTACCGCGATCCGTACGGCGGCGAAGAGGTTCGAGCGATCACCTGTTGGGATAGCCTGGAGCACATCCCGGAACCCGAAAAGCTTCTGGAGCGCGTGAAGGAATGGCTGTTCGTCTCGATCCCTATTTGCGAAACGGCTACTGAATGGGCGCAGTCCAAACACATGAAGCCAGGCGAACACATCCATTATTTCTCGCTTGAAGGATTCGTGCGTTGGTGCGGCGAACACGGCTTCGAGTGCATGGAAGTGAACTGGGCGGAAACCGAACTCGGCCGAGAAGGCATCGCGTCGTTTGCGTTCAAGCGCTTGGCGTAGTAACTTGCACTTTCCGGAATACATACCATTGCAATGGAGTTTCAGAATGATGATCAAACGCTGTCTGAGTTTTATCGGTCTCGCCCTGGCGATGTGCTTCGCTTCCTTCGGCGCCTACGCTTACGAGCGTGTCGGTTTCGGAGAGAGCATTTGCCGCGCGGTGGCTTACGCCCAGCCATACGGAGGTGAGCACATCAAGCATGAACTCACCTTGACGCAATGGCGAACGGGTAGTGGCGAAGAAGAAAGCCCTGTCGCTTCCAACCTGATCGCTTTGAGCAACCACTTCGGTCTGACCAGCGCTGCACCGTTCGGCGTCCCGGACTGGGATAGCGGCTCCGCCGCATAACCAACGCCTGGATGCACGATAAAAGCCCTGACCTAAAAACTCAGGGCTTTTTCTTGCCTGTGATAAACTCCCGGCAAACTGAGGGCGACGACATGGCCGACTACATCACCTACAAGCTAAAAGGCGCTGACGAGCTAAGCCGTGTTTTTCGCACGCTGCCACAAGAGCTGCAGCGCCAGGTTGTCGTGCCAGCGGCGAAAGACGCCATGGACATCGTTTTGAAGGACGCCATCCAGCGTGCCGGCGCGATTGATGATCCGACCACTGCGCCGGATATCTCGAAAAACATCGCTCTAGTCGAAGACACGAAATTCTTCAACGAGACCGGTAGCACCAAAATATCGGTCGGCGTACGCAAGACGAAACGCGGGCAGCGAGGCGGCAATACGTATTACTGGTGGTGGGTCGAACTGGGTACATCGAAGAATCGCGCGCAACCCTTCATGCGGAATGCTCTCGGCCAAAACCAGCAAGCCGTGTTTCAAGAATTTCTTTCTAGCGCAAAATTCCAGCTCGTCAAATTGGGGCTCAACTGATGGACGTACCCTTCTACTCGGTGTGCAAAGCTGATACGGCCGTCCAGGCACTGCTCGGTGGAACGTCGCCGCGCATCTATCCGTTCGGCCAAAGTCCGCAAGACGGTCTGAAGCCCTACGTCGTCTACCAGTGGGTCGGCGGTTCGCCTTTTAACATGCTGAACTGTCGGCCTGATGCCGACCGCGCCAGCCTTCAGGTGGACGTGTACGGCCTGACAACCCAATCGACAACCGCCGTCGCTAAAGCGATCCGATACGCGATAGAGGAACAATCCTACGTGACCGGTTACCGCGGCGATATGCGCGACGAGGAAACGAAGCTGTACCGAACCAGCTTCGACCTGGATTGGCTGGTCGAACGGACCTGATTTGCGAAACCCCCGGCGCGTGATATGCTTCGGGCGAACGTTCATAACTCAACGAGGCTGCACCCATGACCCTAAAATCACAGGGGAGCGATCTGTTTACGATCGACCCAGACACTGGCGCCCTGCTTGACGTGGGCTGCATCACCTCTATCGACGGTATTGACACCGCGATCGACCAGATCGAAACGACCTGTCTGAACGACCTGGCGCGCACGTACGAAGCCGGCCTCGCCACTCCAGGCGCGGCGACTTTCGGACTGATGTTCGATCCGTCCGACGTGAACCACATCCGTCTGCACCAACTGAAGTCCGCTGGCGTCACCCTGCAATGGGCTATCGGTTTGTCTGACGGCACCGAAAACCCGACCACCGGCCTCGACAGTTCGGGCGACGATGAATTCGTTCTGCCACCAACCCGTAGCTGGATCACCTTCGAAGGTTACATGAACAGCTTCCCGTTCACCTTCGCGCTGAACACCATGGTCACATCGACCGTCGGCATTCAAGTATCGGGCGATCCTGTCCTCGTCCCTAAGTCGTCGAGCTAACCAATGTCCCTGAACCTTAAAGACCTCGTTGCTCAAGGCGCGTTCGTCAAAGAGCCTTTCGTAAAGCGCCAGATCAAATGGCACAACACGGAAGGCGAAGAGCTGGAAGCAGACATCTGCGTGCGCCTGGCGTCTTACCACACGATCACCAACACGTGGAAAGCTGCCGAGGGTAACCAGGAGCACTTGGCCGCACGGATCGCGACCATGGTGTGTGACGAAGAGGGCGGCCCGATCTTCTCCACGGCTGACATCCTCGGTACGACAGGGATCGAAGGTCGCGGCGCGATGTGTGACACGCTGTTCCTCGCACTGATCACCGCGGTTAACGAAGCGCAATCTGCAAAGACGAAGCCCCCGAAGACCTCTGGTTCGAACTAGTTCTGAATGGCGTAGGCGGTCGAACGATCGCCGAAGCCCAACAGAACCTGTCACTGGTCGAAGCGCGACAATGGGCTCAGTACATCAAGCGCCATGGGGGCCTGAACATCGCTGAACGCGTAGAGCAAGCCGCCGCATTGATCTGCAGCACTGGCGCGCAACTAATGGGCAACAAAAACGTAAAGGTCGCTGACTTTATCCCTAACAGGGAATCTGACGACGAACTGCGTTATGCTACGCCGCAAGACTTCATGAAAATTCTGCAAGCCTCAAGGAAACAATAGCTATGGCGGTAGGCAGCCTCGGGCAATTAACTGTTGATCTCGTGGCTAATACCGCAGGCTTCGAGCGCGGTATGAATCAGGCCGAACGCGCTTTGGCTTCTGCGACCAAGGAAGCGCAGCGCCAAGGCAACGCCCTGGACAAACTGGTCGGGCAGATCGACCCGACCATCGCCGCTTATTCCCGCCTCGACAAGATGGAGCAGCAGCTCAAAGCGCACCGCGATGCGGGGCGCCTTCCTGTCGACGACTACAATGCGTACCTCGCCAAGCTCAACGAAACCCGCAAGGCCGTAGAGCAGACCGGTACCGCGATCGGTAAGAACGCCAAGCAACTGGATGCAAACGGCCTGTCGGCCAAGCAGCTCGCCGCCAACTTGCGCGGCGTGCCGGCACAGTTCACTGACATCGCCGTCTCGCTCCAATCCGGGCAAGCCCCACTTACCGTTCTGCTCCAACAGGGCGGCCAGCTCAAGGACATGTTCGGCGGCATCGGCCCTGCGGCGAAAGCTCTCGGCGGTTACGTCCTCGGCCTCGTCAACCCTTTCACCGTAGCTGCCGCTGCCGCTGCTGTACTCGCCCTGGCCTATAAGCAGGGTAGCGACGAAGCGACTGCATTCACCAAAGCGCTGATCCTTAGCGGCAACGCCGCCGGCACCAACGCTGATGCGCTCGCCAGTCAAGCGCAAGCGGTCAGCCAGTCCGTAGGGACTATCGGCGCGGCCGCCGCTGTCTTGGCGCAACTGGCAGCCTCCGGGAAGATCCCTGCATCCTCGTTCGACAGCATCGCTATCGCCGCGTTGAAGATGCAGGAAGCCACCGGCAAAGCTGCGTCTGAAACCGTCAAGGACTTCGAGAAACTGGCGAAAGATCCGGTCAAGTTCTCAAAAGAGTTGAACGACTCCCTGAACTATTTGACCGCTTCGACCTACGCGCAGATCGAAGCGCTGCAACGCCAAGGCGATGCGCAGGGCGCCGCCAACCTGGCCGAACAGGCCTACGCTGAGGCGCTGACTACCCGTGCCGACCGTGTACGCGATAACCTCGGATACGTCGAATCTGCCTGGACGGCTGTGAAGAACGCGGCTAAGGACGCGTGGGACGCGTTCCTCGACATCGGGCGTGAGTCTACGCTCGAGCAGAAACTCAAAGTGCTGAACGACCGGCTGCAGGACATCGCCAACGCGGACGCGATCAACAACGCCCCGGGCAGCGGATTTGGCGCCACCCCAAACGACGACTTCCGACGCGAAGCCACGGAAAGGCAGATCACCGACTTGCTCGTGCAGCAGGAAGAGAGCCGAAAGCGCGCCGCCGTTCAGGCGAACGTTGTTGCGCAGGACAAACGCGGCATTGCCGCTGTTGAAGCGTTGAACAAGTCCCTGGACGAAACGGCACCGAAGACTGACAAGCTCGCCAAGCGTTTCGCAGAGATCGATAAGCAGGTCGCCGCGGCAGCCGCCCGGGGAGTGCAGTACAGCGAAGCGCAGATCGCCCAGTTGCGTAAGGCCGCTGAAGAGCAGTACAAAGCCGCCGCTGCGCCGAAGGTTAAAGCCGTTCGTGAAGACGCCGGCCAGAAGATGCTCGACAGCTTGCGTCAGCAGGCCGCCGCGCTTCAACTCCAGTCGGAGACCAGCGAAAAGCTCGGCACCCAGGCGCAAGCCTTGGCGCGCTTTGAACAACAGATCGCCGACATCAAATCGAAGGACATCCAAACCGCTGACCAGAAGTCGCTCCTTGCGAGCGAAGCGCTGATCACTGCCCAGCTAAAGCGCAACGTGGCACTAGAGCAGGAAGTCGCTGCGCGTAAGCAGGCGACGGAGGAAGCCGGCAAGCTGGCTGCGTTCCAAGAGAACCAAGCGTCGAAGCTGCAGAGTGCGCAGGAGGGTCTTGACTCGCAACTGGCCGGACTTGGCTCCGGCGAGAAGCTGCGCGAACGGTTGAAAGAAGACTTGGCGATCCGCAAGGAGTATCAGTCCGAGCTCGACAAGCTGAACGCTCAGCTTAACAAAGGGCAGATCAGCGAAGACCTGTATCAACAAGAGACCGACATCTTAGAGGAAGCACTGGCCGCCCGTTTGGTGCTGCAGCAGGACTATTACAATCAGGTCGACGAAGCGTCCGGTTCGTTCTTCCTCGGCGCTTCTGAATCGTGGAACAATTACCTGACGGAAGCGACGGACGTAGCCGCGCAAACCCAAACGCTTTTCGATGGTGCTTTCAGCGGCTTGACGGACGCGCTGTACAACTTTGTGACCACCGGCAAATTGTCGTTCCAAGACCTGGCCGCCAGCTTCGCGCAAACTGCTTTGAAAATGCTTATCCAGTACGCTGCGGCGCAAGCAATCTCCGCCGGCCTTAACGCGTTCTCGTCCACTGCTGCGATCCCCGTTGTCGGGCCGCTCGCCGCGCCGGCAGCCGCTGCCTCTGCCCTGGCCTTCGCCGGCGGACTGTCCTCGCAGATCGCGGGGCTCGCCGGTATGGCTCACGACGGCATCGATTCTGTACCGCAAACTGGCACATGGCTGCTTCAGAAAGGCGAACGCGTGACCACAGCGCAGACCAGCGCTAAGCTGGACAAAACGCTAAACGATATGAAAACCCCAACCGGGACGGGCAACACTACGGTAAACTTGATCGAAGACGCATCGCGCGCCGGGCAGCAAGAGACGCGCGAAGAGGACGGTCAGAAATTTATCGACCTGTGGATCGCCAAACTCTATTCGGATGACGATGTGATGGAAGCACTCAACCGCAAAACCGGCTTGCAAGGCGTGGGGCGTTAATGGCGATTCCAGTCTACCCGGAAGGGCTGCCCTGCCCGCTGAGGGAGAACTACGGGTTTACGCCGGTCAATAATATCCGGCGTACGCCGATGGATAGCGGCCGCGCCCGGCAGCGGATAGAGTTTCCTAACGCTCCGGCCATGGTGTCGCTTAGCTGGGTCATGACGGGACCCCAGGCCATGTTGTTTGAAGCGTGGGCCGCACAGGTCGTAGGCGCCGGCTGGTTCATGATGACGCTTCTCAGCCCGATGGGGTATAACGAACACGAGATCCGGTTTACCGAAGTGCCCGTGGGCGGTGAGCTAACCGGGAAATTCCTTTGGCGCTACCGAACTACGTGCGAATTGCGTAACAGACCATTATTGCCGCCAGGGTGGGCCGAATTGCTACCATCGTTTGTGCTGAACCCGGAGATTTTTGACTACGCGATGAACCGCGAATGGCCTTTGTTCGATCAAGGCTCTGTTGTTCAAATGTTGCTTGAGGACGGCACACCAATGCTTCTCGAAGACGGCTCACCTTTTTATCTGGAGAACTCCTAATGGCTGGAAAACTAACAGAGCAGCCAGTTGCCGGCGCAGGCACAGAGGACGATCTCTATCTAGTCGTTCAAGCCGTCCAGAGCCGTAAGCAAACCCGCGCCCAGCTTCGCACGGCGATTCTCAGCGCGTGGCAAACGTTTATCCGTACCTTCCTTGCGTCCTCCACGCCAGCGAATGCGCGCACCGCGCTTGGCGTTACGATCGGCACAGATGTCCAAGCTTATGATACCGATCTAGCCGCCCTGGCGGGGATCGGCACCGCGGGCCTGTTGGCTCGCACGGGCGCAGGCACTGCTGCCGCTCGAACGCTTACCGGCACGACCAACAAGGTCACCGTATCTAACGGTGACGGCGTTTCCGGGAACCCGACGCTGACCCTGCCGGACGCACTGACTCTGGTCACCCCGACGGTATCCGGCCTGCTGAGTCTTACCGGAGGGCAGGCAGCGTTCCCTGCTACGCAAATCCCTTCGGCGGACCCCAACACCCTGGACGATTACGAGGAAGGGACCTGGACACCGACGATTAGTTTCGCCACACCGGGGGATCTCAGTGTTGTTTACAGCACCCAAAGTGGCCGCTACACGAAGATCGGGCGTGCGTACATGTTCGACGCAACCGTCACTACTTCGACATTTACTTTCACGACAGCGACAGGTTCGCTTCGTATTAGCGGTCTGCCACTCGCGCCCGCTAGCGGTATACCTGCGGTCGCCCTCTCGCGATGGACAGGCGTAGTATCGGCTGTCGCTACCCCGCAGATCGTTGCGATGGTAAGTTCGTCCAACATTTTGCTTGAAGTGATGAACGTTGCTGCAGGCACTGCGGCGTCGCTAACGCAGGCTAATGCCGCGAGTGGCGTGCAGAAAAGCATTTTCCTAACTGGTCACTTCCCGTCCGCATAAGGGGCTACCAATGATTTACAGAAAAACAGTATTGGACCAACCCGAACTGCATCGCTCGGGTCTTCTCCAGATTAGACTCGGACTCCTGTTGGTAGAGGACGATGTAGAATTGTCCTGCCAGTGGCACCGCACAGCCGTCGAGCTTACCGGCGATGTACAGCAGCAGATGGCCGCCGTTAACGCCCACTTGGCCGTGATGGAACCGCCGATGCCTGCATTGCCGCAGGAAGAAATCGACTTCATCAAGGAATGTCATGCTCTGCTGAAAAGCCGATTCACTGAAGGGGCCGCGTAATGGCGAACACGTACCCAACCACACAGTTCCCGCTCGGGTCGACCGAAGTCAAGGTGTTGTACAACAACGCCTCCAACCTGGACGACGCGGTAAACGGCACGCCAGTAACTTGGGTCGACCGATTCGGCAACGTCCGTAAGTCGTGGGCGGGGATCGAGCTCGACTTTGAAAACTTCCTGTTGGCGAGCGGGTACGAATTCATCGGCGACTATGACGACGTGGGCGAGCTGACCTTTACGCGCCCTAACCAGATCATGTCTAAGGATGGCGAATACTGGCGCCCAGGGCCTGAACTAGCGCTCCCGTACACGACCGTTGACAACTGGGTAATCGATCAGCCGAAGTTCGTATCGACCGGTGATGCTTCATTGCGTGCAGCCCTGGCGGCTTCCAACGGCACTACCATAATCGGTTTCGGTAACCGGACGCTGTTCGATAAACTGGGCGAACACGTCAGCTGCAAGGACGCCCCGTTTAACTGCGTGGGCGACGGCGTGGCAGACGATACCGCCGGCTTGATTGCCTTTGCGGCCTATCTGGACTCTGTACGCCAGTCGGGGCCTACCGCTTCGGGACCGCTGACTTCGTCTTATACCGGTACCTTCCCGACTGCATACATCCCGCCGGGCACGTACCTGAAAAACGGCGCGATCCCCTGGGGGCCATATACCAAAATCGTTGGCGATAATGCGATCATCAAAGAGATCGACAACGATACCGACGGCTTCGTTGTCGATCAGTACCAGTTCGAGATGACCGGCGTTCAGTTCGTCGGCGGCCGGCACCATCTGGTATTCTCGAACGCGAACATCAACTCTTCAATGATCAAGGTCGACTACTGTCAGTTTTTCCTTTCGCGCAGCTACTCGATCAAGACGTTCGCCACTGGTGGCACCTTCACCCACATGTCCTGCAATGCGGTGCTCAACCACTGTCGTTGGGTATCGAATAACAAGGTTATGGACAACTGCTGCGACTCCATGGTCGTCAACGATGCTTGGGTGCAGCCGAGCGTAACCAACCTGACTGCCAGCACCGCGCAATTCAACAATAAAGGCGCTTCGGCTACGGACCTAGACGCGCAGACCCGCTTGTTCTTCAACCGAGGGTTCTTTATCCCGGATGTCGGTACCTTCGGCGTAGACCGCCCAGCTAACATTCGTTGGGTCGACAATTGGGGCTCCTTTATCTCGCATGACGTCCGTTACGGCGGCGAGTTTGCGGGTATGAGGATCGTGGACCACCTGGCCGTGTTGGATACAGCGCTGCCATGGAACACGACCGAAGTCACCATTCGCGGCGGACTGGTTTTCTGCGGCCCAGACGCGGACACCACGGCCTGCATCGTCGGCCTTCAGGGCCAGGCGCCGCAGCGGATGAACATCGGTGGGTTCAGCGGTACGGTCAGCAGCCCCATCGTCCGCAACCTGTCTTCCCTAGATCTGCCGGCGTACTACGCGGCCTTCGAAACGGCTACCGGTCGGTCGGCTACGGAGTACTTCAAATATGACATCAGCGACATCATCACCAACGTTCGGGCGTTCTCGCCTACGCGTCCGATGCTGCCGAATGAGATGTACAAATACTTGATTCAAGGCCGGAACACCCGAGTCGCAACGCTCGGCACACCAGCCATGGTTAACGGTTCGGCGAACAACATCATTTCTTTCGGCACAACGCCGGAGTATGACGCGGTACTGGGCGCCTTCGTGGCCGCCACGCCGAGCCGTCTGATCATGCCGAACGGCTGTTCCAAGATGCGGATCGAAGTCGAAGCAGTACTCGACGCCGGCGATAGCCTCGCCAAGGCGATCACCGTCCAGCTTCAGGACTCTGGAGGCACTCGCTGGAAAGGCGTGAGTGCCATTTACGGCTATGATGGGAAGGCGAACCCGTTCGGTGACAGCATCCACTTCACCGCAGACGTTTACGGGGTGCCAGATTCCTACTGGCAGCTCAACATCAAGCATAACGGGACAACGAACCGAAACCTGCTGAGCTGCCGCGTAATCATGACCCCGTTGGATATGATCATCTGATGAGCCAAATCCTCGCTGAGGTAAACGCAGGGGCAAACGGGCGTCTTGATGCGATCATCAGGACGCTTGAGCTTAACTGCGACGCATGGGCCGAACCTGTGTTCATCTGCAACGGTTTCGAGGACGTAATGGCAGTCACGGAAGACGCGCGCACCGTTACGTTCATCGGGGCTAACATTGACATCGCCCTGGCCGCTAAGAACAACAAGGGGAACCAAACCCTGGCCTTCGCGGTAGACAACACGACCGGCGAAGCGTCACGCCTAATCGACGCGGCCATCTCCGCGAATGCCCGGGTCACCGCCGTTTACCGGACGTATCTGAACACCAACCTATCCGCCCCGGCGGAAAGGCCTTACTTCCTGACGTTGCTGTCCGGTTCCATCCAGGGGCAAGAGGCGCAGTTGCAAACCGGGTATTACAACATGATCGGTGTCGCTTGGCCGCGAGCGTTGTACACTACGACCTTCGCACCGGCACTCAGGTATCTGTGATGGACTTCGTGAATAAGTACCTCTCATGCGCGTACGAGGACGGTGCCAGGGGACCGCACCTTTACGATTGCTGGGGCCTCGTCCGGCACGTCCGGCACGCGGAACTAGGAAAGCGGCTCCTGGCCGAATACGGAAGCTTGCGCAACACAGATCCGCGAGAGTTCACCCGTGCCTACGAAGCCGAATCCTCTCAGATGGAGTTGTGCGATCCGGAGCCGGGCGCCATCGCTTCGGTAATGATCGGACGCATCTGCACACACGTTGCACTAGTGGTAGAGTCGCCGGATGGCCTGCGGATTCTGGAGATCAATCCGGCCAGGGGGCCGCGCTGTCTCCCCCTGCACCGCTGGCTGCGGGATCACTCAACGGTTACTTTTCACCGGGACAAACCATGATCGAGATTTACGCCAGTCGCTTGTCGGACGAAGGCAAAGAGACCTACAAAATCCGTAAGCCGCAGACGATGGCCGAGTGGCTGTACCGCCATGGTATTTCCCGCGATATAGATTTGGGTAAGCTGGCGATCAGCCTCTACGTGAACGGCGAACGCCTTTTGCCGCGCCAGTGGAAGACAACCCGAATCTCAGCCGAAGATAAAGTCGAAATCTACCGGGAGCCGAAAGGCACGGACCCTTTCACGATTACCTTCGCGCTGATCTTCGCGGCCACTGCCGCTATCGCCTTGCTTACGCCTAAAATCCCCGGCATCAGCGCGTCGCGCTCTACTGGCGGCAACCCGCTGGATCAGGGGAGCAGTAAGGGCAACAAGGTCAAGATTAACGACGTGCGGCCAGAGCTTTTCGGCTACAACCCACAGCGCTTCCCGGATTACCTGATACCGCCCCGGGCGTACTTTGCTAGCCTTCGCGAGCCCCGCACTGAGATGTGCTTGGGTGTCGGCCAGGGTTCGTACCAGATCGACCTTGAAGACGTAAAGACCGGACAGACGCCGCTTCTATCCCTCGGCGCGGATGCTTCATTCACGATCCACGCGCCGGGGGCAGATATCTCCTCCGAACCGGCGCACTTTTTCTGGTACACGGCGCCTGAAGTGGGGGCCAGTAACACCGGGGCTGCCGGATTGGAACTGACGGTAGAAACTACCTTGACCGCATCGGCCTCAGCGTCTGTCTTCACGTTTAACGGCGACGTGGTAGGTATCCCCGTAGGCGCCGGCACGTTCCCTGCTGACTGGGTAGCAGGAACGCTAATCAACCCAGTAGCGCCTTACAGCTTCACCATTGACGATGGCACTGGTACGGGGGGTCGCGACGTAATCAACGGGCCTATCGCCCAGTTCAACTTCGTGATCGGTGACGAGATCCAGATCATCGGTGACAACGAAGGATTTTATGTCGTAAGCGACGTGACGGCGACGACGCTGGAACTGGACTATGAAGGTGGCGCGCCAGGCGTCGGCCTGGTCATCGGGCCGGTGGTTATGGGCATGTCTTATCGCGGCTTCCGGTTCCGCATCCTGAGCTACGCGGCTCAAGCGCTTCAAGTTAAGCGGCTTACCGCCGGTGGTGCAGATGACGACGACTGGCCAGGGTGGGATAGCCTTTCGTCCAACGTAGCGCAAGTCCGACTGGACAGCTCTAACCTGCAGGGTGGTTATCGCGGCCCGTTCCCGGCGTGTCCTGAAGGTGAAGTCGTTACCGATATCGAGTTCGACATGTTCTTCCCGAGCGGCATCGTCGGTCTTGGGTCGCAGGGCGAATACATCTTCATCCAAGCGAACTACTCTTTTGAATATCGCGACATGGCAATCGGCGGCGCGTGGACGGCGGCCACGTTTTTCACGATCAACAACTCGCTTGACGCCATCGGCAAGTCCCACCGAGTAGCTTTGCCTTACTCGATGCGGCCTGAATGCCGAATGAAGAAGCTGAATATCCCGCAGGGCAGTCTGCGCCCGGAGGAGATCCATGACGTCACAATGTGGCTTCGACTAAAAGGCCTCGTTCAAACATCTTCCCCGGGTAGCTATCCCGGTATGACGGTCATGACCTGCGACATCCGTGGCGGTGACCGCATCTCGTCGCAAAGCGAAAGCCTGGTGAACCTGGCCTGCACCCGGATTCTGCCGGTACTCCGTGGCGGCGTATGGCAAGACCCTGAACCTACCCGTGAGATCTCCGCGGCGGTAGGGCACATCATCCGTAACGTAGGGTACTCGGACACCGCTGACATCGACCTGGTCGAGCTGGATCGGCTTGAGTCGACCCGCTGGACGCCGCGCGGCGACACCTACGACCGCATCGTCATGGATTCGAAGACCGTTAAGTCGAACCTCCTGGACGCGCTGAGTGTCGGCTTCTCGGAACTGACGATCGATCGCGGCCTACTCGTCCCGGTCCGCGACGAACCCCGTGGACCTTCCTTTGATCACGTCTACAACCCGCACGTCATGTTAGAGCCCTTGTCCTATGAGTTCACCATGCCGGATCAGCCGGACGACTTCGACGGCGTGGACGTGGAGTATTACGACCATGTTACGAAGCAAGACGAGACAGTCGAATGCCGTTTATCCGGCGACGCCGGAGAGCGAGTCGAGAAGCTGAAACTGGAAGGTGTCGGCAACCGCACCAAAGCGTGGCAGTGGGGTATGCGCCGCCGCCGCGGTCATATCTACCGGCAGCGCCAATACAGCTTCAGAACGGAACTGGACGCGTTGAACAGCGCTTACTTCGACTATGTAGCGCTTGGCGTTGCGACGCCAGGGTATGGGCAGAGTGCGGAAGTCGTCGGGTACACCGCGGGTCCACCGGTCACGCTGGAATCGTCGCAGCCACTCGACTGGTCAGTACCTGGAATCTACAAAGTCGTTGTGCGCCGTTTGGACGGTAGCGCTTCAGGGCCATACAATGCGACTCGCGTAGACGATTACACGTTTACTATCCCAACCCTGGACTTCGTACCGGATTTGTCAGGGCAAATCGATACCCCGCCGATCATCCAGTTCGGGCATGAATCGACGTGGTGCTTCCCCGCGCTGATCACTGAAGTGAAGCCGAGCGGCACGAGGTCGTGCAGCGTTACGGCGGTGAACTACGATCCCCGGATGTACGCAGACGACGACAACTTCCCGCCATCCTGAAGGGTGGTATCATGGGTGAAACACATAGGGGTTAGACCATGCGGGATCAGTGCGAGACGTACGCATACCTTTGGGTCTGTGCTTTGCTAGCCGGGATGAATGGTTACGCCGCCGCCGGCGCCGCGATAGGTTGTTGTTTCTACCTGGCCGCGCCCAAGGCCACATCATTCAGGGAACGATTCATGCTTACTCTGTTCTCATGGGGTATGGCGTACGGCGGCGGCGTGTACTTCTACGGCGGCGGTCCTCCATACGACGAGAAAGCGTTATTCGTATCCGGGGCTATCGGTGCGCTTATTGCTGTCGTGTTCACCGCTTTAGGCTACATGGTAGAGAAAGATGGCCCAGTGCCAGAATGGATTAAGACAATCATCGGTCTCATTCCATTTTTCAAAAGCCGGGGTGGCAACGATGGAGCTTAACGTGATTCTGCTTTGGGTAGAGTGCGTGATCCACTTCGCAACCTTCCTGATACTCTTCGCTTACAACGGTTCACACTCACGACAACGCTGGGGCGTCTCTATGCTAGCCGTAGGGCTCGCCGCGGCGAACGTCGGACTCTTTACCCTTATCCTCTTCCACATCGTAAAACCCGGTCCGGCCATGGTTCACGCCTTGATGATCCTGGCTTTCGGCTGCGTGTTAGGTTTGCTGATTAGAGCGAAGGGCAACGTGGCGAAGATGATACCGCCGCTCAATACGAGGATGTTTCTGTGACTGCTGCCGAACTTGCTCAAGCGATGAACATCCCCCCGGCACGCGCTCAGAAGTGGGCCGACGCGCTCACCGCAGCGATGGTCGGCGGCAAGATCAATACCAGATTGCGCATCGCCGCTTTCCTCGCTCAGATCGGCCACGAGAGCGGGTCTCTGTTCTACGTAAAAGAACTAGGCGGCCCGAGCTACTTCGCCAAGTACGACGGGCGTAAAGATCTCGGCAACACGCAGCAGGGGGACGGCGCAAAGTTCTGCGGGCGAGGGTTGATCCAGGTCACCGGCCGGGCGAACTACGGCCGAGCTAGCCAAGCGCTGTTTAGCGATGATCGTCTGCTGAAGACGCCCGAGCTTTTGGAACAGCCGGAGTGGGCGGCGAAGTCCGCTGTCTGGTACTGGTCGACGCGGAACCTGAATGCGTTGGCAGATGCCGACCGGTTTACCGACATCACCAAGGCCATCAACGGCGGAACCAATGGGCTTGAAGACAGGAAGGCACGGTATAAGTACGCGCTGACGGTGCTCAAGTGATGCCGGCCTACGGTTACGTCGCCGCGTTCCTGATCGGAGCTGCCGGCTCGTGGTACGTCCAGGGGTTGCGCTGGGATAAAGACGTACAGGAACGCGACCTGGCAACCGCTACAGCGATTAGCGCGAACGTGGACGCAGTGAACCAACAGCTAATCGCGTCACGCGCACAGACGGAAGCCATTCGGGCGACGTTCATCGAGTACACGGCAGGTAAAGAAAATGAGACGAGTGCTCTTGAGCGGGCTGTTGCTGATGGCACTAAGCGGCTGCGTGTCAAAGCCCGTTGTCCAGCAGTGCGCGCCGATGGAACCGTTCCCGGCGGAGCTGTCAGCGGAACCGCAGAACTTACAGCCGACGCTGGAAAGGCTTATTGGGATCTGCGAAGAGGACTCGACCGGCAGTATGCCGAGTTGCAGTTCTGCCGGTCGGAGTTGAGGAAGCGGTCAGCTAAGTAACCTCGTTTCCCTCTTGCATAGCGTGGTGCTTGTCGCGTCCAATGATGTCGGTGCACCATTGGACGCCATGCACACATTTATCTGGCATACCTTCATTGAATGTGTAGCAGCAGTCCGAGCATACCCAGCCGCACTCCCCTCGTGCGGCTTGATCAGTCCAAGCCCTCGTGGCCTTATCCATCTCGTTGATGTACTCCGGCAAATCCTTAGCCGGCATTTCTGTCACCGTAATTTTAATTTCACTCACAGTAATACTCCTCTTCCTCAGTTGCATTTTGCGCAGCGGCTGTCGCCTGGCAGATAACCTGGGCGTCCTGCGTGAAGTACGCGGCCACTGGCGCCGGGCCGTTTGCAGTTAGCATGTAGAGCATGGCTAGGATTGTCATTCAGGTAACCCGTCCAGTTCTGCGCGCAATTTGGTCAGAGCTTCCTCTGCGGTGGCGCCGAACTGGAACCATACTTCTGACTTTTCCTGCAAAGGGCCATTGCCTCCGGTTTCCCCTATGCAGCCCCACGCTAGATAATCAGTGGTACGACTTGAGGCGCGCACCGCCGTACCCCATCGACCATGTGTTCCACGGGTAATCAAAGCAGTCATTCCGCTTCACTCCTTTTCGCGGCCCGCACCATGCGAGCGCCGAAGAATTCTACTTTCTCAGCGTTGTACAACGCTTTGTTGTCGGCCTTTACCGCACCGCCCATGCGACCAGTGCAGGTACGCCAGATCGCTTTAAACGCTTCGCCTTCCGCAAATGTCATACCGAGCGCTTCGATAATGTCGATGCTCTCGGCGGTGTACGGAGGGTTGTTAGGGTCAATGGGCTCAGCTACGTGGCATTTGTAGTAGTCGACACTGCCGCCGGTTTTCTGTTCGCTCATATCGTGTTACCTGGATGAAGTTCACGTTTAGCCGCTAGGTAGGTTTCGTGCGCCGCTTCGGCGGTTTTGAAGTAGCCGAGGTAGATTCGCTTCCGGTCCACTTGGAT